CTAGCCTTTGAGTGCGGATCGCGACACTTTAGGGGTGACTCCACCAGTGGTAATAATAAATCGCTCTACCGATTCCATCGTCACGAAAGTGCAACTGCAATTGATGTTTGTGCACTGATGATAACGTTCTTTGGTATTCTCGCTAAGGTATCGACTCGTACGGGCATGTGCCGCTTGCTTACACTCAGGACAATGAAACATAACTGGCTCCGCAAATTCACTAAAAGTGAATTTATAATACCCAATAAATCACTAAATGGGTATTGTTTTATGCCTTCCCTTCTTCTGTGACATATTCAATATCTGAGGATTTCACTTGCAGCTCAAGCGTCGAAGTGAAACCGTTGCTATTAAGACGATGCACTACCCGGCTGATTACCCATGCTTGATTATCTATGACGTTCTTGAATCCTCTGACTGTAACAGGTATTTCAGGAAACAGATCTGCACGGCCAATTGCGAGCGTGATAGAAAACTCAGCTGCACCACGCTGTATCTCTTCCCATTTGGCCTGCGCCGCACGGATGGCCTGCGCTTTGCTAGCGAAAATGGTCGTTAACTCCAGAACATTTTCCGGTTCTCCAGCCATGTATTCACCGTTTCGTGCGCCCTGATTTCCGCTCGGCTTACTCGCTGACTGCGTCATAGTGGCATCCGGATGTTGCCAGGAATGTAGATCCTGCTCTTTCGACACACGTTTGAGATTAACGTTTTGATTTTGCTGACTCGGGTCTTTGGTTTGCAGCCATTTGGCTGTAACACCGCTATACGCCCCCCGATCGGCAATAGTAAATTGATGGCTGTCTCCATCGCCACGTTCTATGACCCTTTCCGGGAAGGGTTTATTACTTGCATTCATCGCACTCCCCTTTTTCAGGAAAAGGAGTTTTCCGGCCTTTACGGAGACAACCGCACCATTTCGCTCGGCCAGCCGCGACAAGAATACAGCATCAGACTCCTGCGTCTGATCGATATGGGGCACCTCAACAGGTACCAAACTCTCGGCTATCCTGGCTATGAGCTTATTCCGCTGAGCAATGGTGTCGACAATCGTCCCAAGCGTTGTATCATGCCAGGACTGCTCGCGACGCGAGTTGAGCGATCCTCGAAAATCAGCACTGCGTGCGCGAATGGTGAGAACATCTGGAGCACCTCGATACGCGATTTCGTCTACGATAAAACTCCCCTTTCCCAGCAATGCCGATCCCTGCCAGCCTAACCACAAACTCAAAGAAGCACCGCGCGGCGGTAACTCAACCAACCCATCAGAATCATCAAGCTCTATATCAAGCTGGTCAGCTTCAAATCCATTATTATCAGTCATTGTCAGACTGATGAGCCGCTCTCTGAAAACCTCAGTAATATCATCCTTACCGAAAGCGAGCATAAAATCGGGAGCAATGCATGCACCTGCCTGGAGAGTCATTCCCGTTATCATCCCACCAGTCCTCCCGCCCAGCTACCCACTGATGACACCAGGGTTTCGGCTTGTGCTTTTAAATCGCCATACATAACAACCAGGGATTCATCGACTCTCTTTAAAGTCAGGTTAAACTCGATTTTTCTGGCAGACCCATCACTGTAAAGATCCGTGTGAGTATGTGTTACCTTTTCAACCACATACATGCCGTGAATCATTCCACTACCATCGATCAGTGGCCATGCACGTCCCTCGTTGGCCATCAATTCGATCGCCAAAAGCGATAAGTTACCGCCAGTAATTTCTGGGTAGAGCGTACCGGAGAGTGTGCGTGTGGTTTCTCCCTCACCAAGAAATTGATACGCAGGTGACTTGCCGATGCGGTTATTTGATGCCCATCGATAATCTTTTGTATATTGCATCGACTGATACGGTAGCGTTCGGCGCTCAAACACAAATAAACCTAATACCATTAACACTGTCTAAATCTCCTCAGTCATGCGAAAAGCTTGAGCGCTGATATGAACGCTCTTGACGAGCGAGGTTATCAACGGCTTCTCTGAGCCGACGGTCTAAATCACTGTTCGGCAGAACATCACCTTGCAGAGTGATGCTGTACTCTCGCTTACTGTTGTCGACAAAAGATCGCCCAGCGGGAGCAGATAGCGGCTGATAAAGCGGATAGCCGCTTAATGTGGATGTCGGCGGAATATAGGTTCCGTCAGGCGTCACGGCCGTGGTTTTCACCTTAGTCTCGGTATCTTCAAGTTGACCGGACTCTTTTTTGATAATGCCGAGTTTGTCCAATAACCAGCTTGCTTTACTGCTCAGACTGTTAAAGATATTAAGTGGCGCCATGAGCGCATTGGCCAGTGCCTGGCCAAACATTACCCCCACATTCTTACAGCGTTCGAGCGTTTCTTGTGTCGCCTTTACGGGTTCAAGCAGATCAGTGAACCACTGCCAGATGCTGCCGAGCTTCTCAACGAGAAAATCAAATGCCGGCGCAAGCGGGGAAAAAATTTCTGCCAGCGGAGCAAAAGCGGTACCAAGTCCCTCAATAACGCCGCCAAAGAATGCACTGAGTGGTTCCCAATATTTACGGATCAGCAGGGCTCCACCGACAATCGCCGCCACAACAGCTATAACTGGCCACGTGATGGCCCCAAGAGCTGAGGCGATAGCGCCGCCGGTTAGAGTAAATACTGTCCCCAGCATGCTTGCTGCAGCAATAATGACATTCACCCCGGCAATCAAAGGCCATACGATTTGCCCGACACCTCCCAGCACGCCGACCAGCGCCAGCGTACTCGTGGCAACGTTCAATAGGGTTTGGGTCAGTTCGGGATTTGTCTGAACCCAGCTTGCGGCCATGCCAACCCAGGTGTTTGCAGAAGCCGTCAGACGCCTTAGGGCAGACTCTTCTTGCGCAAAAACATCAATTTTCAGACCATCCAGGGTCGACCGTAGTTTTACTAAATCTCCATCGAGATTATCGGACTTGATACTGGCGATGCGCGAAGTACTCCCTTTCGCAGCGAGCATTTGCTGACGTTTGTTGTCCAGAGTTCCATCACCGGCAGCGGCAACCAGTGTTCCTGCCCCCTTCACAGCCTCTTCACCGAACAGGCTTTTCAGGTATTCGGCCTGCTGCGCCACATCAAGTTTGTTTGTCTCAAAGGCGTGATAAATATCTTTAAATACCTTCTCGACCGGAAGCTTATTTCCGTTACCGTCGTGTGTGCTAACCCCCAGGGAATTGAGGGCAACAGGCGCCTGGCCTGTCATCGCATCCAGACGGCTTAAAATGGTGTTGATATTACTCCCGGCGCTGGCACCTTTAATATTGTGGTCTGCCAGGATGCCGAGCATCGCCGTTGTGTCTTCAAGACTTTCACCAGCCATTTCCGCACCAGGTGCAACGTTTTTCATCGCCGCAACCAAATCATCAAGACTCGTGCTCGATGAGTGGAGGCTTTGTGTCAAGACATCAGAAATGCGTTCGATCTCTGTTATCGGCAACTTAAACGCCGATTGCACCGTAGAAAGTGCGCCAACAGCATCGCTGGCTGCAAGACCATTAGCTTGCCTCATTGTCACTGTCGAGTCGGTTGCCATGAGAACGTCATTCGCATTGTAACCTGAGCTTGCGAGCACACCCTGTGTTTGAGCTACGTCGACTTGAGAGAGATATCCTTTAGAACCAATATCTTTAGCCTGCCGGCGAAGAGCAGCCATCGTTTCATCATTCTTATCAATACCGAGAGTCGACTGCGTATCCGACATCTGTTTGGTGAAAGCGACGCCCGGCGCAAAAAATTGAGACAGACCATGGAATCCAGCACTCGCCGTATTTATTCCCGCCGCCCCCGCATCACGTATGCCGAAGGCAAGCGTTTTACCGGACTCGTAGCGGCGCTTTATTGTATCGACTCTTTCCTGCTGCTGATTGACGCGGGAAAGAGCGTCACGCTGCATATTTAGCTGTTGTGTGGTCTGTCTAATCGTGACTTTCACACGCTGTGCATCAGCAGAGAGTGTACGTGTGTTAATGCCCGACTGAGAAAGCTCGGAACGCTGGCGCTGTAAGGACTGGCGCATACCGTTGTATTTACTCTGCAGCTCAGCTGCAGATTTTTTTGCAACATCCAGCGCCTGCGACTGTGCCAACGTGGGTGCTTCGATATTCTTAAACTGAATGGCCAGTGCTGCCGCCTCCTGCTTCGCTTTTGCAAGAGACCGCCCGGTTAGAGAAAGCTGAGCGCTGGCTTTCCTGAACCCATCAATACGGGCTGCCTGCACGTTGAGAGCGCGCAGAGATTGCTCAGAATCACGGATTTCACCCGCAAGGGATTTACTGGCAGTCCGGATAGCATTGAGCGGTCGGCTTGCGCGTCCAACGGCATTAAGCAGCGCCTCAAGTTTCACGTTATTGCTCATAGTGGTTTCCGCTTCGCTGTAGCGCCTTGTCGCGCCAGGTTATGAGTTCGGCCACGTCCAGAGGATACAGCTCGGATGGCGGCCAGTGAAAAATCACAGCAATATCCGCCATCAGGTCATCTACCGACAATTGGTCGGGGAAATTCAGCGAGCCGAAGCAGGTGATAAAAAACCAACCACCTTACCGGCAAGTGCAATGAGATCTGCGGCATCCAGTCGAGCAATCTCATGTTCGTTCAGCGCCGGGTAGGTCATTCGAGGTAAAACCTTAATTAAGGCGTCAACATCACAGTTTGCCAGTGCAGCCAATGACACTCCGCGGAGTGTCCCCGCGTTGGGCCTGGATACAGTAACCTGCTCAATTTTTTGCTCACCGCGCATCAGCGGATTGTCGAAGGTCACAACGTTTGAATTTCCGGTATCGATAATATTGTCCATTTGTCACTCCCTCAAAAATAGAAGAGACCGGCCTGCCTGAGCGGCCGGTCAACAACATTACAGGCCAATCGCCTTACGGTGTTCGGCCAGACGGTCTACACCGTCGACCTTCAGCACCATGTTGACGATGTCAATTTCAATGACTTCTTTTCCGTCAATTGTCAGCTGGTAGTAAGCACAATCAGTTGTCATTTTCGTTGTACCGCTTTCGCCTTGCTTGTTCTCACCGCAGTCGTACTCTTTATGACGACCTCGCATCACCACCTCGACGGCGGAAATTGCACCGGTGTCATCGCGCTGATAGGAGCCAGTAAAACGCAGCGGTACGCTGTCTGCACCAGGGGATGCATACTGCGCCCATAGTGCGACATCCGGCAGACCACCGAGCGTCCATTCAAGGGACAGCGCATCATCATCAAGACCCATATCAATGGATACAGAACCCGGCATCCCGCCGCCGCGGTATTTCTCCAGCTTGCGGGTCAGCTTCGGTAAAGTGACGGATTCAACGACGCCCATGTAGCTCAGGCCATCGTTAAACATGTTCAAATATTTTAATTTACGTGGTAACGCCATGCTGTTAGCTCCTTAGCCGTTGACCGAATCTGACAGATTCGCCAGATAGGTATCAGTGATGCGCTGGCGCAGGGTCAGGTTTTCCAGCGGTGGGACGGGGGTATAGTCGTAATCGATATACAGTTTGCCCACTTTAAGCGTCGCAACATCGTTGGACTCAGGGTCGTACCAGCAGGAGCCATCGACGATATAACCATTACTTTTCAGCTCACGGAACTTGGCATTAATGCCCGCCACGATGTCGCGAATAAGGGTCGGGGTAATCGGTTTATCCATCGCCCACGCATGTGCTTCCGCCATGGTGTCGGCCAGTACCTGCGCGGTACGGGTGTAGTTTTCAAACAGGAAAAGAGGATCATCCGCGCAGGTGCGGTTACCCCAGAATTTGAAACCATCATTGCGGATCAGCGTGGTCACACCAGCCTGATTAAGCAGGTTGGCATCGGTCGCCGGTTCCTGCAAATCCCAGGAGACTGAGGCGCTAACACCGGTGACGCCATTCACGCCGACGTTTGACAGGGTTTTATGCCAGCCGGTTGTCTGGTCGATTTTGGCACGCAGGCCCAGCGCGCGCGCCGTCGCCCATGCGGTATCTGTTGCGTTTGTCGTAGTGTCCCACGCCAGAAAATCGGGGAAGATCACCATCAGCTCACGCTGGCTGAAATTCTTGCGATAGTCGATGGCCTCGGAAATGGTTTTACAGTCCCACGCACTGACATAGCCAAAGGCACGCAGGCTCTGACAGGTAGCGGCAAGCGCAGTCGCTACTTCCTGCGAATCCAGCCCCGGCACGCCAAGAATGCGCGGCTTGACGCCGGTGACAGTCTGCGCCGTCAACAGCGCTTTCAGGCCGGTGTATTTGCCGTTTTCGTCCGTGGTGCCAATAATGTTGGAAATCGTTTGTTTCTGAGCCGCGTCGGGGGCCTCAGGGTCTTCGACACCTTCGGCCACACGTACAACCACAATGACCGGTTTGCACTGGTCAGCGATCGCCTGTAGTGAAGATGATAGTGTTCCCTGTTTGCCGGCTTTACTAATAGCGCTTTGCACATTAGTAATCAGCACAGGTTCATTAAGAGGGAAAGCCGTCTCGTCAGCATCGCTGGCCGTACAAACCATGCCGATGATGGCTGTTGAGACAGTGGAAATGGTGCGCACGCCGTCATTAATCTCGATGACCTGCACGCCGTGATGATAGTCGCTCATCCATTTAACTCCGTGGTTTAGTGGTGAGACTATTGTCAACGTCATACCTTGCAAGCGCGACGGGAAGGGGTTGGAGCGGGGATTACACAACAATAAGCCCTCCGGAGGAGGGCTTTATTTATTCTGGGAGTTGCGGCCAGTCAACCGGGCGTGTCACTGATACAGTATCGATTTTTTCAACCTCATCGATGTAATCCAGAACAGCGAACAGTTTTGCTGCTTCGAGTTCAGTAAGTGTCCGACCTGCCTGCAGTTTGAGTTGAATCACACTCACTGACTGCATCGCATCACTGATGAGCATTTGCTTTTGCGACTCCGCCATTGCAGGGTAATCAGGCTCAATAGCTTTAAGTACTGGCATACCCTCTTCGTTCGGCACAATTGAATTACCTTTGGTCTGCCCTTCGATTAAATGCTGATACCAGCTTTGAGAGATGATTGACGCATCAGCAGGCCAGCTTCCTACCGCTTCATAAAGCCCTCTGTCGGACTCAAAGTAAAAGCCAGACAGTCCAGCACTATAATAAATACTATTCATATCAGTACCCTTTAGCCTGAATAATTACAGCAACTTGCCCGATGCTGCCGTAAGCCCTGTTTGCCATGACAACACAGCCCGTATTTGTTTTTGAGATCAGTTGGAACATCCCTTCCGTATTGCTACTACCGTTGGCGTTTAATGTACTGACCGAAACTGATAAGCAGGCTGACGGAAACGCTTTAGGGAATGTGATCGCCTGCGTCGTCTCGCTGGTCATTGTCGCCCCCTGCACCCACTGCTCAATAATGCCGGTACTTCCGCATTGCCACCATCCATTCGCCGCCTTTGATGCCGAGTTTGGTGCAGCAAACGAGCCTTTGGGCTGAAAACGTCCGTCGCTTTCGGCTTTGGTATACGCCCCCGTACGCGGCATATATCCCGCATCTGATTGTGCTTTTGTGTAGTAGCGAGCATCAAAGTTGCTGTAATCTGATGGCACAAATTGACCGGAGCCTGTGATACCACCGTTCACAGCGAGACCGTGCCCCATGGTCACTTTGCCGGTTGAAATTTCGACATAAAATGGACGCAGGCTGTTATATGGTCCGAGCGGGTCGAGGGAGTTTGTCAACATCAGATAAAGTCTGTTGCCGTCGTTTCGCCAGAATGTTCCGTAATTCCCATAGGCAATTCGGTAACTGTTTGCGCTATCACTCATTAACTCAGATCGAAATCTAGCCCGAGCTGGTGTAAGACTGAATTCAGTAATGGCATCCGTATTCCCGGTTGCGATTCTGTACTCTTGTCCCTGAACCGTCTCATGCCAGATGGTATCACCCGTTCCGCCACGCATTTTTCGAAGATAGTTTTTACCTCCGGTAGGCCCACCGGAAAGTGATGAAAAATTGTAGGTTGCCGAGGGAATTCCATCCTGATTAAGCGTTCCAGTCATGCTATCACCAGCTTTTGCCACTTTACTGGTGTCAGGGTTTTTATCAGTGAAAACATACTGATAGTCTTTACTACCCGTCGCGATCGCCCCATCCCATCGAATAGCGACTTTCCCTTTGGGATCGGATGGAATAATAAGGTGACGGCTTTGTTTTACCGCACCACCATCCTGATAAAGCGTGAAGGTATAGGCGTAAGGCCCACCACTCACGGCGTGCGTCCAGAAACCGGAAGGCAAATCCGTCGGGATATTGTCATAACTGTTACTCGCTACAGCTGGCGTTCGGGGTGCTACCCCACCTAACCCCATCCAGCCAGCCACCGGTACTCTCCCGGCAGTCGTGTCTATCATTGAGGTGACAACATCAGCTTTTGCCGCCGTTCCCAGACTCCTTTTAACACCGGCCAGGTCATCATTGACGGTTTTCACCGCTTTCGGTGTCGCGGCGAGCGACTCAGACACACTGTCAGTAGCGCTACTGAGCTGCACAATCCCCTTCTGCGCCGTGGTCGCGTCCTGAGCCGTATACTTCGCACTGGCGAAGTCATAGACCGCTTTAACCGCTTTCGGTGTGGCTGCAAGCGTCTCAGACGCGCTGTCGGTCGCACTGCTTAACTGCGTGAAGCCTTTTTCTTTCAGCGTGGCGTCGGGATGGCGACGTGACTGCTCATGCTCCGCGAGTTTATCGTCGACATAATCCTGCGTTGCCATCACAAGCGTAGTATCGATGGACAGCTCGACCATCTCGATATCGCTCACCATGATTACCATGCGCAGCGTCTGCGCGCGCCCTGACCCTTCCGCCAGCTCGGGCTTGTAGCTTTCTGCCATATTGCCGACCGCAATCAGCGTGCCGGTGTCATCGTAAAGCCCCATTTCGCGCAGCCAAAAACCGCCGGTCTCAGGTGGAATCACCAGCTCCGCGACGACATAGTTTTTGTGCTTTTTATCCTGGCTGATTTTATTCAGCGCATGACGCCAGACTTCATTGACCAGTTTTGTCTGGCTGGCGTTTGGCTCGGGCAGCGTGCCGCCACCATCCCCGACGGCCATCGCCACAAAATTGACTTTCTTCCCGCTCGGGACGCTCGCCGCCGCCAGCTTTTCAGCACCGGCTTTGGTGATAACGGTTTTATATTTTACTGTCATTGTGCTCTCACTTATCCGGGGTAAACCGTGGTGATATCGCCGTCATAGTTCAGGGCGCCGTAATACAGATGCCCCGGAATATCCTGAATAATATTCAGACCAATAAGATGACGGCTGGCTGGTTTTGCATCGGCAATCAGCCTTTCCATTTCGTAATACATTTCCTCGGTGATGCCGGTCTCTAACACGCCGATATCGAGGCGGAATGTGCCGGGCGGGTCGTTGGTTTCCCACCATTCCGTCACGTTAATCAGATACCCGAGCGGCTCGACAACACGGCGCACCGCACCAATCGTCCCTTTGTGCGCATGGATAAACCACGCCGCACGGATCACCTCGCGTTTGGTTTCTTCCGGCCAGCTCTCATCCCAGCGGTCGACAGAAAACGCCCAGGCAAGCCACGGCAGCAGATTTGCCGGGCAGGTATCGGGACTCCAGAGACGGCGCAGGGGGATCGGCGTATTTTCGATATCTGCACAGGCGCGTGCCGCCGCCACCTCAAGCGGCGAGGAGCCGACCGGCAACAGGCGGGCGTCACTCATCATTGCCCCCGATGGTTACGCTATATTCACTACACCAGGAAGCCTGTGTACTATTGAGCACGATGTCAGCCAACGGTGCGGCCAGCTCAACACGCTGCACCCCCTCAACGTGAAGGGCGGCATAAATAGCCGATTTACGGATATCTCGCCCGAGACGGTGCTGGGCGCTGATATAACTCTTAAGCTTCGCCTTTGCTGCACTGAGCACCGGCTCGCTTTCAGGGCCTGGATAAAGAAATAGTGAGGCGTCGACTTTATAGTCAATAATATTTGCCGATTGGACTGTGACGCGATCGGCGACCGGCCTTACGTCCTCATCATTGAGAGCATTTCGGATGACGGCGAGCAGTTCTTCTGATGCCACGCCATTATTTTCGCGAGACAATACCGAAATGGTCACGTTCGCAGGCTCGGGGCTAATTACAGAAATATCCGCAACCCTGCCGTCAGCACTGCGGCCATGAAACTGATATGCGCCGGTTGAGCCAGCCACACTCATTCCCTCAAAGGCTTGCTGGATACGCAGGCGATAATCGGTATCAGCTTCCATTACCACAGGCGTGGGCGGTAGCGAGGACTCATCTCCTGGGGTGATGACAAGACGTGTGACGTTATAATTTGCACCAATATTATCGAGATCATTCCCGGCGGCGTAGGCCAACATGACCGCACGCGCCGCTTCATTAACATGCTGACGCCAGATGACTTCCCGGTAAGCATTTTCCTGCAACAGCTTCACAATGGGTTCAGATTCAAGCGTCAGAGTACGTGCAATAGCCTCCTGCTGATCTTCAGGATACAGGGAGATGAGGGTCGCCTTTCGTTCTGCAAGAAGGATTTCATAATTCAGCTCTTCCACGACATCGGGGGCGGCGAGCTGGCTTAGATCTACAATAGCCATAACGTTTAACTCAGTGGAATGGTAAGGGAAAAAGGCTGGCCTGAAGTCGAGCGTGCGCCAGTAATATCGACAAACAGCGCTCCGTCATCGCTAGGGTGTTCAAAGATGATGGTCGAAAGACTCACACGAGGTTCCCACTTCTGAATCGCGGAGTAGCACGCAGCCATAATCTGCAGGCGCAAAGCCGGGGTCTGCGGCTGGTCAATCAGCGCTGAAAGAAGCGAGCCGTATTCACGGCGCATCACTCGCGAGCCAACAGGCGTGACCAGAATGTCGCGCACGCTCTGCCTGATATGGTCGGCCTCAGAAATACTGAGTCCGGTTTGGCTGTTCATTCCAAGATAGCGCACTGTCATTTAGTCTCCTTCGTCCAGCTCCCGCCGCTCTGCACATTGCCGTGTGCATGGTCATCCACCTGCACGCCGTTGGAGGTAAACTTCCCGCCGGTGTGCCCGATGTCTCCTCTCATCGTCCCGCCCTTCTGCACTTCGAGTGAGCCGGTAATCAGCTTGTTGGTACAGACCACCTCGGGTGTATCGAGGGTGATGCGGGTTTCAGCTTTAACCAGCACAACAGGGACGCTGGCCGTGATGGACTCGCTAGCCGTGATGTTGGCGGTTGTGATCCCGGAGACAGTAAGCGCCCCATTTTCTGGTTCGTACTCAATCATTGCCCCATCAGGAAACGAGACGTGAAACGCATCAGGAGAAGCAGAGGGGGCAGGATGGTCATCCGAGAAAATACCCGGTAGCACAAAGGCGGTGTCGAGCTCGCCGCCAATGGCAAGAACCAGTACCTGCTCGCCAACGGAAGGCGCCCACCACACCCGCGCGCGGCCAGCACGACAGGTCAGCCAATTGAGCCACGTAGTTTTCATCCCTCCGGTCTGGACGCGACAGAGCCCCTCCTGAAGAGAGACATCTGTTACTACGCCGATGCGGATAAGATTACGGATTGCACGAGCGATACCGTGGATTGAAGTTAGCGTATTCATGAGGAGAGAATGCCGAGGGTTCAGAGCAGCAGCAATGAGGCTAAGTTTTCTGCTGGATGAAACAACAATTTGCGACCGCATGGCATGATAATTTACATGCGTAAAACAACACCCTGAGCGCTAAACACGCTATCGCCGAGAACAGACAATCCTCTAAATATAAATCCAGGTCATTAAGTTCATTTCAGAACCCATACGGTATCGTTTTTACTCAGGCTTCTATCACCTGCAATTTACTCACTCCACTGGCTGACGAGTTCCCCATTAATGTACAACTCTTTAGGTCGAGTAACAGGTGCAGGTAACGGTGGTTCAGGAGAATAACTGGCGCGTAATGTGCCATTTTCCTCTGTGACAAGAATCCGCTCGGTCAATTGCAGACTGAAGCTAATATCTTTACTTTCATCTTCATTCATGACTATCTGAAAGAGATAGCCATTTTTACGCCCTTCATCCAGCGTGAAAATATCAGGTTGATTTTCCCGAAGCCAAGCTAACAGCGGCACGAAAAGTTGATTGGATTCGCCGACAAAATTTTTAACAAGACCTTTTAGTGTATATTTCTTCTCAAATGATAATGAGACGGAGAGACGTGCATCAATATTTCCGTTCTCAACAGAGAAGCGCAACATTTCTGGGTGACCACTAAGCTGTGGAATAGCGTCAATTAATGCCTGACGTAAGCTACTTGGTTTATTCATTACTTTTACCCTGACACTCTTTAATGGTTTCGATTTGCAGCGCGCAGGTAATCAATGCCTGCTCAAGCCTGCGTATATCTGCACTGAGATCGCCATTAGTCATCGGTTCGCTGCCTGGCATTGGGCATGAGCTCACTCTCGGGCAGGTGTTGTAGACAGCGTGCAGCGGAGGCACAGCCGGTGCGGGTGTGCAAGCGGCGCACCACATCAGGCAGACGGTCACGGTACCAACGGCGTAAAGTTTCATTTTCATTCATCAACCTTGTAATAGTCTCCTCACGCTTTGCCCGCTGCTCACTCAACATTGAAAGTTCGTCACGCAGCCTGACCTGCGCGTTTTCATTATCTCGGGCTACTCGTTGTGAGGCAGAGAGTTGATTTTTCAGGTTTGCGATAATGTTTTTTTGCTCGCCAGCAACTTGATTTACTTTTTCGAATGATCGAGAAAGGTTCAGATTTTCGCGGCTCAACCACAGTAATGAGGCAAGCAGCCCGGCCAGTATAAGTAACAGGACTTTCATGGAATCCCTTTGATGCAATATGCTTTTTCCCGTATACGTCGATTCTCAAGACCAGCATTCCTAATACCTTTCACATATACCCAGCGCGGAAACTGATCGCAGGCCTGTTGCCACTGCTGGCGCTGAACAAATGACATCAGCGTCGACCGGCATGCGGCTCCCGCGCCAACGTTAAAGGCAAAACTCACCAACGAGTCATATATACGAGGGGGTATTTCGGCTGACACACACGCAGAAAGTCTCTTCTCAACATTGCGCACATCAGCAACAAGATTTACAGCCGCTTCGCGTTCACTGATATCTTCTTTTGGCACAACGCCAGCCGTATGGCCAATACCTGATGTCCACACACCCGCACTGCACTGATAAGGTCTCAGCCGACAGCCCTCAAGATCGGCAATCAGCGCTAATCCTTCAGGAGACGTTTTCAGCAAATGAAAGTCCGGCAGCAGGGCTGCGAACATCAGTACGCTGGCTACACTGCAGCGCTTAATGATTGAATTCACGAATCGCCTTCTCATCAAACCCGAGTGAGGTCAGATAACGGTATGTTTTGCGCTTAAACCAGTAATTCGTCAGCGCCGTAAAAATGGCACACATCCCCCCCACGTAGAGTGCTACTTTTTCAGGTGACATTGCCCCAAAATAGGCGAGGCAAACGGCTAACCAATAAGCAACAAACGTGGTAATTTTTTCCAGGCTTAGTCCCATAGATGCACAGCCTCAGCTTTTGCTGCGCTATCAACCTCAGGAATTTCAATCGCCTTGCCGTGTGGCACAATAACGCCTGAAGCAGCAAGACCGGGATTTGCTTCTAACACTGTTTCAACGACGCCCTCTGTACGCCCGTAATAACGCGCACAAATAGCATCAAGCGTGTCCCCCTGCATTGCGTAGACCTTCATCAAATGCTCCCAACAAATGGATTTTCGGATCTAAGATAGTTTCCAGAGCAGGTGTTAAATCGGCTACTGCTTACAGACGTGCAATCACGCGCACAACATTCCTTTATCGCTGGAAGCCCTCATATAAATGACAAAATACATAATGCCCGCCACTGATGAGACAATGAGCAGCGTAAATAAAATCAGGTGAACGTAGAGCTACAGAAACGGAACGCTACAACTCTGGAGTGGAAAAATAAGGTTGGGGGCGTGCTAACATATACTGCATTAACTATGTTCGTATCAGCAGCCCCTGTTTAGGGATATAACCTTTGATGGGCTGAGTATTAATAGCTATCGCCAGCTCTCATCTTCCCAGACTTCCTGAAGAATATTGTCCAGGGCTTCACGATCGGACTCTTTATCAAAGCCCCTCAATTCTACACCTGTCACAGAACCCTTTTTAACGGTGACATGCGTTGATGGGAACAAAGAATGAATTCGTCGGGTCAGCTCATATTGAAAGGCATCAACCATCGTCTGTCCTATTTTTTGTTCTTGGTCTAAGGCGATATTGACTTTCACGTAGCCTCCCCTCTTTTTTAATCTTTCTGGTGCAGGCGTTGCTGAAAAGACAACTGTAAAGGCATTGCCTTTCATCAAGTTCCCTCTCGCAATCTCAGCGATTAAATTCAGGGCAATTTCACGATCTCTTTCCTGGCAAGTTCCTTCAGCTGTCAGACGGGCAATCATCTCGACTCGCTCAATCATAACTTGCTCGTTTAACTCTCTGTCCACACAACCTCCACCATGAGTAACTGTATATACATACAGTAGCACGTATTACTAAAAGCTGGGAAGAAAAAAATCAGAGGTAGTATATGTATCTTCATGATATCGATGGATATTAATGGGATGCGCGCAACCTTCAACGGCTAAAAACACTTCGAATTTCACTTAATTCGGGTTCACACTCAGCCCTCAGACGAAGCGTTCACTGGCGTTGAAAGGCTTTGCAAGTCGTCTGGCCAACGCGCTTGATCAACCTGTATCTCACGCCCGCAATAAATATCAATATCCTGCTCTGGCAGCCTGAGTTGAGCCTTCAATAGCCGCCTTTTACGTAGACCTGGGGGCCTTCGTAAAGCGAATACCGGAGGATCGCTTTCACTCTTCGTACAGTTAATGACAGAACTCCAAGAGGGCGCAGGAGCGCCCTTAACGTCAACAGCCAAATCAACGGCCCGCTTCGGCACAATTTTCCATTGCGTGAGCCGGGTTAAAATCGGGGTGCCTGCACCGACGGCGGAATCGTACACGCCACGAATACAAACAATTTCCTCGCCATACTGGTTAAATTCGGTGCGAGGCTCATACAGCGTGCGCACCTGCAAATCATCGCGACGGACAAACGGCCCACCCTGCGCATTAACGTAACCGGCCCAGTCACCGGCGTCGGCGGTATCGTGGACGGCGGCAAACTCAACGCTCAGGCCGTGCGCGGTCTCGGTATCCGCGAGACGACGCAACTCACGGTAGACCGTCACTGGCGCACCGCCGATAAATTGAAACTGACGAATGTGCCAGCGCGCCGCCCATGCCGAAACGGAAGAAGCGGTCTCTTTCAGTAACTCACCGCTTTCGTCATCGGTTTCGCCATCAAGGGCGTAACCGTCAATATTCTTAGAGATGTATTTAGCGACATAGCCGGTCGCACTGCCTTTCTCAGGGTCAATCGTTTCGGCGTGAAAGCGTGCTTTTTTGGCTTTGTCGCTTTTCAGCTCATGACTATCTTCCTGCCATGCGTAATCCCGGATGACGCGACGAACACGTTCGACATCCTCCGGCAACATAAACATAAGCATGTGCCAGTGAGGGGTCGCGTCATGATGCGGTTCGGCGACACGGATGCCGAAAATGCGGATTTCTTCCCGATGCAGTTTCGCCCTGATGCGCGCCCAAAGACTGGTGAGATAACCCTGCGTATCTGACGGGCTGGCTCCTTTCCATTTGCTGTTACGGTATCCCGCTTTGGTTGTGGCGTGATATTTGGATGGTGCTGTGAGGGTGTAAAATTCGCCGACATAGCCGAGGTCATTGCAGATGTTCTCGAAACCCCGAATACGCGTCATGAGCTCGCAACGACGGATCGCAGGATTGGCGACCGAGCCGTCATATTTTTCAATCAGGCTAATCCGGTTGCCTTCTTCATCCTCTAGCTCAAGACCCTTGAGAAACTCGCGCGTCCGCCGCTTTTGTTCGCGCCAGTCTGTTACGCAGTTTTTGCTCGCATAGACATGTTTTTTCTTACTGACATTACCGACAGCAATTTGCAGATGTTCGCGCCACGCAGACGCAACACGACGCAAACGGCCACGCCACCATGTTTCGGTAAACATGCGGATCACAGCGGGAGCAATGTCATTTTTGTCGAAAAATTTCTTTGTCACTCGCTCCCAATGAGGAGGGGTAACATTGAATTGTTGAGAGATAAAACCGGCATGCATGTACCAGGTATAAAGCGTTTTGAGCTCACCAAACCCTGCGTCGTCGATATTAGCCAGCTCCGAGCGGATGAAGTTAGCAATGTCACCAGCCAGAAGATCGATATCGGCACGCGACATATCCGGTAGTCGGTTAAATCTGGCAATCATATTCACCATACGTGACGCCAGATATTGCATTAAATGAGTATCAAAATGACCACCGAAAACAGCGGCAGAAACGTCGCTTTTGATGCCGGAACATTCATATTTTTTTGCAACCAGTTCGAGACGTGGCAATGCCTTTTTGCAGAAGCTGATTAAAAAGGCATTGGCTCGTTCACTGCCCTGCGTTTGCTCCAGCACGGTAGCTGTGCGGTTAACCTCAAATCGCACGCAATCTGGCTGATGGGCAAGCGCCTTTCGCGCATGCAGCAAAGCCGCGAACATTCTGTCGCGGCGATGCTGTTGCTCATAGGTGAGATATGGGCTGGCTAATGCAGACCCCGGAGTGTTCCACGGGTAAGCAAACTGAATAGCCAATTCATACCCCCCGATAATGCTTTAATTTAAGCTCTGTGATTTGCTGGCAGGTAACGCAAAAGATCACACCCGATATCGCTACACGTCGAGCCTCAGGAATTGGTGCGTCACACTCTTCGCACAGCAGGCGAGACGGTGCTGCATTACGGCTGCGAGCATTGCTGATGTGGCGTTCGCGGTCTTCCTGCTCACGCTGTTGTGCTAAATCCATTGCGTCGGCCATTAGTGCAGCTCCTGTGATTCGTTCTCAAAGCGGCAGGCTTCGCGGCGCAGCAATTCGGCGGCTTCTGTGCCGTTCATGCCCTCTTTGGTGATGTGGATAGCCAGCGCCTCAAGGCGGATTGAAACAGCGAGGGCGCGGTCTTTGCGTTCTTCTTTTCTGGCATCTGTCAGCAATACGGCCAGCGCATCGCTGTCAGTTTTAAAACTAAGAGATTCGGTATTACGCATAAGTAATTCTCCTGATTTCAGGCAATAAAATGCCCGGCGGGTTTACGCCATTAATTTTTGATCTGGATTAATTCGGCATGGTTAGCCGTTTTGGAAATAAGCTCACTACTGCGCGAAAATGATTCATTGCGGTAATAAGCGCTTTTTTCTCCTCAGTAGTCAGCTCACTTAATTTGAGCTCATGGCGAGCATTCGGGATTTTTGCCAGATAGAAAATGGCGGACAAAGCACGGTTATTTTCTTCAAACAGCGGATCGCGCTTATCACGCAAATCAGCAACAAAGCGCTCAAGCTCTTTACCGCTATCACCCCAGTGTTTCGCTCGCAGCTCTGCAACGTAGTTGAGACCGGCCAGGCGCTCACCGGCCATTAACGGCGCAGCTTGAGGCACAGCTTCGATTGCCATGAATCCCCCTTATAGCGGGAAGATAAACCAGCCAGTAAATCGGCCTGTGATCGGCTCGGGTGCCAGCGCTTGCCATCTTTCCCCATGATCCAGCCGTGACCGCAGTGCATGGCCGGGCTTTGTTTAATGAGAAGAGAGGCGAAAGACGGTTCATTTTTCAACATAGCCACCTCACATTAGACCGAATGACGCGCCAATGCCGCTTACGGTATCAACTGCACTTGCCATTGCAGGGTTAGCCTGGAGGCGAGCCTGTAAAGCAAGGGCCGAAAGCGAGAGCATACGAATACCGGCATTAACGCTCTCAATCATGGTGCTCTTACGAGCCGGGGTCAGGCGTTCTGTTGAAACTGCGCCGCTTGCCAGTTCGCCGAGTTCACTCATGGCTCGCATGACGTAGGACTGCAATTTGTCTTTCGCCATTTCGTTAACCGGCACGCAAGGCAGACAATGGATCTGAGCCAGAAAACCATCGACGAGAGTCGAGTCTTCGGTCAGGTCAGTCAGTAGCCACAATTCAGGTGGTGTGAACTGGTGAGGTTGTTCAGGGTTGAGTTTGTTACGTAACGTTTGAACATTCATCCCCGCACGCTCTGACAGCTTCGCCATGTTGTGACGCTGTGCGAAAGCCCGGCACGCTTCGTCATAGTGTGGATGTTTGGAAACCTGAAAATCAAACATGTTGAATCCTTAAAATTCACATAAAGTGAACTAAGCGCCGATGACGAGTTGAAAACGCGAATGTCCCAACGATTTACGCATTTGTTCTTCTTTCCAACGCGCGTAATAGATGCGAATCGGGCCACCCGCTTTTTTGCAGCCTTTACGGATCACGCGTTGCTCGATTGGTACGCGAGGGTTGTCGCCAGTTGTCCAACGATATGCGGTACGCTCAGAGACACCCTCTAACTCTGCAAACTGCTGAAGGGTAACGATAGGTGCGGGGATTTTGATGATTGCGATTTCAGAAGCCATATTGCATGATCCCTAAATTGATAAAATTCTGACATTGAGTGCATAGTTTTTGCCGACGTTTGCCACTCACTGCCACCGTTCATAGCGATACTAATATTAATTTTAGTATCATGCAATACAGGAATGCTAATTTTAATGATTGAAACCAATTTTAATAACGAAGCGTTACTAAACAGAATCTGCGAGGTTTATGGTTTTACTCAGAAAATCCAACTCGCTAATCACTTCAAAATCGCAGCCAGTTCCTTACAGAACCGCTATACGCGGGGCAATATGTCGTATGACTTTGCCGTACATTGCGCGCTTGAAACAGGCGTAAGCCTTAAATGGCTAATGACTGGTGAGGGAGAGAAAAACCTCACTGCCAGTGAAGCTCAACACTCAACGGAGCTTCCTCTGTTCGAATTAAGTGAAGGGGAACTAACCAATATTGGTACTGTTTCGTTTGACCAACAGCTTTTCACTAAGCAGCCGAAAAAAGGTGCCTCTGTGAAAAGCGATAACAGCACCTATGTAATCGAGCAGGAATCCTCTTTGTCTGATGGCCTTTGGTTAGTAGATATTGAAGGCGCATTGAGCCTTAGGGAAATTACCGTATTGCCCGGCAAAAAATTACATGTTGCCGGCGGTAAAGTGCCATTTGAATGTGGAATTGATGACATCAAAATGATTGGTCGTGTGGTGGGTGTATACAGCGAGGTTAATTGATGACTGTCCGTAAAAATCCTGCTGGCGGCTGGATTTGCGAGCTCTATCCAAACGGTGCAAAAGGCAAACGTATCAGAAAGAAATTCGCCACCAAAGGCGAGGCGTTGGCGTTCGAACAGTACACCGTTCAAAACCCGTGGCAGGAAGAAAAGGAAGACAGGCGCTCGTTAAAAGAGCTGGTTGACTCATGGTATAGCGCCCATGGCATCACCTTAAAAGACGGCTTAAAACGCCAGTTAACTATGCACCATGCTTTTGAGTGTATGGGCGAACCTCTTGCACGCGATTTCGATGCGCAGATGTTTTCCCGCTATCGAGAAAAACGGTTAAAAGGTGAGTATGCCCGTTCAAACAGAGTGAAAGAGGTATCGCCTCGCACACTTAATCTTGAACTGGCCTACTTCCGGGCTGTGTTCAATGAGCTAAACCGCCTCGGAGAATGGAAGGGGGAAAACCCACTGAAAAACATGCGCCCATTCCGCACAGAAGAAATGGAAATGTCCTGGCTAACTCACGACCAGATTTCACTACTACTCGCAGAATGCAAACGGCACGACAACCATGATTTAGAAACCGTGGTAAGGATCTGTCTGGCCACTGGCGCACGGTGGTCTGAGGCCGAGAGCCTGAGAAAAAGCCAGCTCGCGAAATACAAAATCACATACACCAACACGAAAGGCAGAAAAAACCGCACTATCCCAATCAGCAAAGAGCTCTATGAGTCTCTGCCTGATGATAAAAAAAGCCGGTTGTTTAATGATTGTTATGGCGCGTTCCGGTCGGCTCTGGAAAGAACAGGCATCGAACTACCTGCAGGGCAACTTACCCATGTTTTGCGCCATACCTTCGCCAGCCACTTTATGATGAATGGTGGTAATATTTTGGTCTTGCAGCGCGTACTCGGCCATACCGACATCAAAATGACGATGCGATATGCGCACTTTGCCCCAGATCATTTAGAGGATGCTGTAAGATTCAATCCATTACAAAACACACTTAAAACCTTTAACTATACAAGCCCAGAGGTATAAATGAAAAAGCTGCTGGCTTTATTTAACAATAATTTGGTTAATAAGTATGAATACTCGTTTAGTATAAAATCATTATCGACTCAGCTAATAGAACATTATGCTTGGGAGTCAGGCATCCCGAATTTCATCAATCATGATATGCATCGTCCACTTTCTTGGTCTAGGATACATGGCCTTTCAATTGATAATACAAAAGTTGGCCTGTTGGGTGAAATATCGATCGCTGAAACAAAAAAAGAAAAAAGCCTAATACATAATCTCACACAGGATTATCTAGAAAAAACAGTATTTAACATCACTCATGACGATAAAGATAAATTAAAAACTCTCATTGGAGAATCTGTTTACTCAGAAAACATTAAATTTATTAGGGGAGAATGTATCACAGCATTTGATACAAACATTGCATTGAAAAAATTCCCAGAGCTTTTTGGGAGTTACGAAAATGATAAACGTAGCCTTGTAGATTTATCAACTCTTGATTGCATAGCTCCAGGAATTTTCGCTTATAATGGTCTTTTAGTATTTGCTCACCGATACTTTAGGAGATCACTTTCTCCATTAAATAACTTAAACACTCCATTACTTAAACAATTACAAACACTTTCCTCCAATAAAGATCTTGAAGTCAAAATATTGCTGGATCCGCATAGTTTGGGATTACCTGGTTCATATTTAGAACCAATAGAACTTGACTACTGGTGGGGACCTAAATTCGATGATTCATTAAAAGATATTTCTAATGGAGTCGCAACACATGTAACCTCTAAAGAGGAATCATTTTTTAATGGTATATCAAAGACCGAATTTTGGTGGCACGACCAGAATGGAATTAAATCATTGGAATGCGAAGAAACTAGAGACATACCTTCAGCCGAGATGCTTGAGTTGGGGAATTCCTATGGCTTCAGATACGCTCACTCTATGCTAACTAATGAAGGTATTCCAAATCATTTAGACGGCGCAATTCGTTTATATGATGAAGATGGTTTTCTTTCACGCTTAGATACCTCTATCGACAAGGCAGGAAAAAATGCTCACTATTTTAAAATTTGGCGTATCGATGGAAATATTAGTGTCTCTACATGGAAAAGAATATTATCCGATTATTACAAAGATAATCGTTTGATTGGCGAGTATTTCGAAGGAGAAGATTCAAAATCTGAAAACATCACTTCTAATAAGAAGGAGTTTTTAACAAAAGAAAAGAAATACATTTACACCCCTAGCAAAGAACAGGGGCCGAGCATATACATCTCGATAAAAGACAAAGATGAAAACATTCAACATGACGTAATTATCCATACTGAAGATCTCATTACTGATTATTTTGAATTAAACAACACCATAGATCTTAAATTCATTGGATTACAAAAACAATTAATAAACAAATTCAACAGCAATCTTAAAATCCCAAATGAATGCATAATTATCGCATATGAAGATATGAACTTCAGAATACCAGAGGTTGCGTTTTATGGGGAGAATTCAGTAACCAACGCAATTGAATACCTTGGTATCGTGCAGAGTTATATTCGTAAAACCCCCTTAATCAAGGAAAGCACAATAACCTTCGCCATATCTATAGAGTATGAAAGTTTTATATTAAAGATTTCGTGCATAACAAATAGTAAAGATTTTTTAGATTTGCTTTCTTATAATGACTTTATCCCTACGAGTCATATTGATATACATGATTGGGTATCAAGGATACAGCAAAATATAATTAACATCAATAATAACAATTGTGAACCACAAAAGTTATTTTTAAGAAACAAAAAAATTCATATCCCATTAGTGATGCTAAGCGAACATGAAAAAATTATTGACGGAAATAATTTAGTTGTCAAATTCCATAAATCCAACATTGATAATGTTGCAGGTATGGAATTGAATTACAAACCAGTAATGCTTAATGCAGTAAAAAATGCGACTTGTGCTAAGTGTAATATAAGCTTTTTCGATTGTAAGTGCATACACAGCAAGTTGATAATGGACAAGATTAATCCTTTAGGGATTTATTGGTCTGAAACCACCTCTTTCCCTGATGAAGTGCTTAACCCCTCTGCTTCAAGTGGCGACAAAGTGGCGATAGAAATGGTGAATAAAGAGTAA